ATCATTCTAATGAAGTTTACACAGACTATTTTACACTCTCCTACCTTATTTTTTATTTTTATATTTTTGTTTTATATATTCAATAAAATTATTAATCTCATCTTTAGCTTCTTTTGGAAGATCATCATAATCAGTATCACTATTAAGTGCAATAGTAATATTTGAATCTTCAGTATAATTTCTTACATCGGTTTTACCAAGGAGGTAATCTAAAGAAACGTTAAAATAATTAGATAATTTAATCATTATGTCTGTATCAGGAACTCGTTTCCCCTGCTCATAAAAACCGTATGCACTTGTAGTTATATTTAGAAAATTTGCAACATCCTTTTGTACAACGCCTTTTTCAGAACGCAATTCCCTTAGTCTTTGTGCAAACATTTTATAATACCTCCATCTAGATTCTTACAATAATTATACAACCAAAAGTTGTATTAATAAACTATACCAACAAACAGTTGTAAAAATATATTGACATCAACTAAATGTTGTAGTATTCTTAAAACAACGAAGTGTTGGCAAGGGGGAATAGTATGAAAAATAAATTGCTGTTATTAAGAAATAAAAATAGTCTAACGCAACAAGATGTAGCTAAAGCAATAAATAAGACTACAAGCTATTATGGTATGCTAGAGGTTGGTAAGCGAAATCCATCAATAGAAGTAGCTTATGCATTAGCCAACTTTTATAAAGTAACGATAGAGGAACTTTTTTTTGTTCAACAATACAACAAAACGTTGGTATAAGAGTAATTTTATTTTAATATAAAAGATGGAGGAAAGAAATGGTAGAAAACTACAGAAATATTTACCAAATAGCGAGAGAGTGTACAAGCTTAACTCAAGAAAAATCATCAGAACTACTAGATATATCTGTTGATAGCTTAAGAGCATATGAAGGAGGGAAGAGAACACCACCAGAAAACATAGTAATTGATATGGCTAAGATATATAATCGCCCATATTTAATTTTGCAGCATTATCAAAATACTTTGATAGGAAAAGAACTTTTTCCAAAGATAGAAGTTAAACATTTAGCTGAATCAGTATTAACATTCTTAGATGAGCTTGAAGATCTAGAGAGCATTAAGAAATTAATGATTAAGATTTCACGTGATGGTCAAGTTGATGAAGATGAAAAAGAAGATTGGCAAATGATAATGAAAACACTTGATGAAATGGTATGTGCAATTATAACTATAAAGTTTGCTAGGTAACACATTGTGATAAGAAAACATATTATGAAATGATTTATATTTACGGGGGAATGGATATGAAAGGCGATGAATTAAAGGTAACGATTGTAGGATTAGAAGATAAAAAAGGCTTTGATGAACTTATGGCAGAGTTACAAGTTGCTGCTGTTATGAAAATGTGCCCTCCAGAGCTAAGACTTCAGGTTTTAAATAATGCTCTAAAGATATTAAAAGCAAATTAACTGATTTTAAACATATTAAAGGAGAAATTCAGAAGATGAATATAATAGAAATCTTATGGAAAATAGGCTATGACGTTCTTAAAAGTGATTCTGAAAAATGTGAATACACAATAATGTATGCTCCAGAAAGAAAAAGACGTATGTGGAAGCAAATAAAAGATGGAGCTATCACAGTTGAAAATGAATTACTTAATGATATCTATACAGTAACTGTTGGAGAAGTTTGTTTTAATCAATGTGGAGATTTATATGTTGAATTTACTGATGTGAATACAAAAAAATATATTGATTTTTATGAACATAAAAACATGAAAGAAGATGAACTTTATAAATAAAAAAAGAACCTTATATAAAGGTTCAATCAATGTTTGAGATACGGACGCCCATCCGTATCTCCATTATAAATTGAAATGGAGGAAAAGTAAATGGTTTTAGAATTCTTAAATGATTTAAAATCAAAAGTCAGCAAAGAAGAATTTAATATTATTTTTGCTATGACAAGAGAAGACATAAGGTTTAATAGGACAAGTTTTAATAAAAATACTACACCTGAAGAATTTATTGAAATATGTAAAAGGTGCTGTGTTGCTTTAAGTAGATGCAGCTGAGTTTTTTAGTTAATTTAAATTACAAATAATGAAAGTGAGGCGAGACTGTGGAAAGAGATTTTAAAGGCATATGGATACCAAAAGAAATTTGGCTGAATACTCACTTAACTATGAATGAAAAATTATTTTTAGTTGAAATAGATAGCTTAGATAATGAAAAGGGATGTTTTGCGTCTAATGACTATTTTTCAGAGTTTTTTGGCTTATCTAAAAACAGGTGTAGTGAAATAATAAAATCTTTAGAGAAAAAAGGATTTCTAAGTGTTTCTTATAAATACAAAGCTGGCACAAAAGCAATAGAAAATAGAATAATTAAGCTACTCGAAATATCGATAGGGGGTACTCGGAATATCGACTGCGGTGTTCGAAATATCGATAGAGGTACTCGAGATATCGACAGAGGGTATTCGGAAAACTGTGAAGATAATAATACAATACTTAATAATACAATTAATAATATAAATACTATATCTAAAGATATAGTTAGTAGCACTAAAGTGCAACCCATAATAGATAAGTGGAATGAACTTGGACTCCAAAAGCTCATATCCATAAATAAAGGCACTAACAGATATAAATTACTTCAAGCAAGGATTAAAGAATATGGACAAGATAAAATGCTTCAAGCCATAGAAAATATAAAATGCAGCAGTTTCCTAAGAGGTCAAAATAATAAGAACTGGACAGTAACCTTTGATTGGTTAGTAAAGCCAAATAATTTTATTAAGATCCTAGAAGGCAATTATGTAGATAAAGAAAATCCAGTTAAGATAGCTAAGAATAAAGAGGTGCAGCCACTCAGATTTAATAATTTCGAGCCAAGAAACTATGACTATGATAATTTGGAAAAGAAGCTGCTTGGGTGGGATAACGATGATTAAAAATAAAATGGATGAAGTTTTAGATGGGCAAATAAGCATATTTGATTTAGTGCTTAATGAAGTTAAAGAGCCTAAAAAAGAGTATGCACCAATAGTAAAAGATCATAAAGATAAATTTGCAGAAATTATTAATCTATATAAACCTAATGCAGCAAGAATAGTTAAAAGAATATATGGAGCATTGCTTGTAGAGCTTGAAGAAAAGACATTATATTTCAACAGTGATGGAGTAAAAGAACTGGAGTTAAAAAAAGATATAGATCTGCTTCCAGCTGATGAAATTTTATTTGTAAATCAAGATAGAAAATTAAATGATATTCAGATTAAAAAACTTAAGGATATGCACATTACAGAATACATTAAACGTGAAGGTGATGCTAATATAATAATTCAAAAGCAAGATAAAACAATTGTTATAAATCCTAAAGGATGGATTCTAGAATACTTACAAAAACCCAAATATCATGAAGATGAAGTATATAAAATTGAGGTTCCTAAAGAAAATATAGCCTTGCATATTTTAAGTACAGAAAAAGATATTGATGAGAAGGAAAGCACTATTAAGCCATCAACTTTCACTCATAATCTTATAGATTTTCAGGAAAATGATCTAGTAGAAATAGAGTATAAAGGCACAAGGCATATAGGAAAGGTAGTAAGGATTTATAACAATGGTGAAACCTTAAATGTTAATTGGGATGGTAAGCAGACAGCCTTTTATTATAAAGCAGTAAAGAAACTTAAAGAAATAAATATGAAAAATGCTATGTAATTAATTAGTGGGAACATGAAGGAAGCCCCTAAAAAGGGGCTTATAGTTACTAGGTAAAAGCAAAAAATATTATGGACAAAAGAGTAAATAAAAGAGAAATAAAGTTATAGCGAAGAATCTACATTTAATTATATGAAAACTAACTTCGAATAATTCCAAGTGGTGATAAATAATTTTGCACATTAAAAAGCCCCAATTAATGGGGCAAAAATGGATTATATGAATAATATGTTAACTAAATCATTATATTATGTGCAATTTGAAAATATTTATTCTGTTATTGTTACAGTACCAGGGCCTAATATTATAATTTTATCAACATACCTGAAAGGACCAATATTATATTTAGCGGAGTTTTCTAATAAACGGTGAGATTCCATTACTTCTTGTTGACCATCCATTCTTATCATAAGGTTAATTCCGGCAGAGGTGTTTTGAATATTGTATGTAGTATTCTCCATCAATTTTAAATCTCTTATATTATAAATACCTTCGGATAATTGTATATTTATTGTTCTAGCACTGACTGTTAGATTATTCATACTAAAAGATAAAAGTAGAAGAGCAGAGAGTATAGTCAATATTTTTTTCATTTGATTAGCCACCTTTCATGATTTAAGAAAAAGTTAAAAGAACATTATTATATATTATAAATCTATAGTCATATTTAAGAGGAGCCAAAGGGAGTTGACCGGAGCTAGCTGGTATTCGTATAAGTTGTTGTATCTTTCTATCAGCATCAAGAATTATTAATAGTCCTTCAACATAAGGCTGATTATTCTGAACCTTATAACTAACATTTTCACTTAAGTTCAAATCTTTCATGTTATAAAAACCTTGTGAATACATTTTTGGCTGAGCTACGACAGCTACTGTGTTGAAAGTAAATAATAAAAGTAAGGATATAGAAAGACTATATATAAATTTTTTCATTTGGTGTGCCTTCTTTCTTACATTCTAGAGAATTCATTAAATAACTAAAATTATTATGTGAGAATGTAATTGAAAATATTCATCAATACCTTGCAGGACTGGAAGGCACATTAGCAGGGATTACAATTGTTAATGTTAAGGTTACTGCAAAAGATAAATAAGAAGAGAGTTAATTAAAGCTCTCTTCCTAAAAAGGAGCTATAAGGATGGGAATTATTAAAGATATAGTTGATATATTGGTTCCAAGAGTACAAAAGAGAATGCAAGAAGAAGGATTAGATATTAAAGAAGCTTTGAATAAGGAGCTTGAAGAAATGGGATATATTCAGAAGGATGATAAAGTGGATGAGGAAATCAGAGAGTAATTTAGAGGGGGAGAAATTGTTCATAAAAAAAGACACTACCAAGTGTCTTTTAAGCAATAATTACTTCACCTTTCCCAATAATTACAATTCTATAACTAGGTTCAAGGGCAAGCAAGGTATAGTTTGCTGATTTGGGTGGTAAATAAATAGATTGTATTTGACGTTGGTTTTCATCAAAAAGTGCTATATAAACACTGTTATCAGGTGAGATATTTTGAATAGTATAACGATTTTTTTTGGCAGCATTAAGATTGGATAATTGATAAAGCCCCTCCTTAAATGTATCTACCGCAAATGTGGGAATCAATGAAAGAGAATTAAAGAATAAACATATTATAATTAATGTTATTGAAATATTTTTTTTCATAATATAAAATCACCTCCCCAATTACAATTAGTAGTATTAGTGTAACTTTTAATCGATAAATACATCCCCATTGCCAACTATTGCAATTCTGTAGTCAGGCTTAAGTGGTAATAAATTATATTTTTTGGAGTTGGGATCTAATCGTATAGATTGTATTTGAAGTTGATTTTCATCATAAAGAATTATATAAACACTATCTTTTTGAGATACATTTTGAACACTATAGGTATTCTCTGCTGAAAAATTAAAATCAGCTGCTTTATAAATCCCCTCTTTAAAAATGTTAGCAGCAAATATAGGAGAAGCCAGATTCAATAATAAAAATATTGAAATCAAAAATATAAGTATAAATTTTTTCATAGTAAAACCACCTCGACATTTTGCTATAAACAACAAATATAGATGATTTTATTATGTGTACTTACTAAGTAAATATTCAGAATGCAGATTTGATGTGGTAGTAAATGAAAAAGATGTTCTTTGAAAACTGAATAATGTGTTTTTACAAAATATGCTATAATTGATTCATGATGGTAAACAGTGATGTGGAATAAAAAGAAATTGAGGTAAGTAAAAATGAAAAAGTTAAAATTAATTAGGGTAATAGCAAATTCATTATTAGTAATTTCAGTATTAGTATTAAATCCAATAGGTGCAAGTGCAGAGTGGAAACAAGATTCAACTGGATGGTGGTATTCAGATGGAAATTCATATTATTTAGATTGGCATAAAATTGATGGTAAGTGGTATTACTTTAACAAGGATACTGGGTATATGGTACACGATGCAATTATTGCTGGTTATACAATTGGCCCAGATGGAGCAAGGATTGAAATTACGAAAGGTTCTTATGAAGAACTTAATAAATTACCAAAGCAATATAATGCTGATATGGCTAAAAAAGATGGTGATGTTGTACAAGTAGATGGTAGAATACAGTGCAATCTAGAAAAACTTGATGCGTTTATTAAAAATTATAAAAACAAACGACCAAATCTGGAAGATATGGTAAGAATAACAGCTTATGGAGAGGAGGGAGAGCCAACAATACGTGATATAATTGTTACTGTGACTGGCATTAAACTTATAGAAGATAATACAAGAGATGAATATAGCAGTGAAAAAAATAGGGTAATAACAGAATACAAAGTAGCAGATATATATACAAGAGATAATACTTCTGGATATAGAACGTATTATATTAAAACTGACCAAGGAGAAGAAATTTTTTTAGGAAATTCATATATACATTAATAGATATAATATTTGAAAAATTTTAAAGTCAATGAATAAAGTTAAGTAAAATTGAATAGCAAATTGTAAAATCGTATTATTCAAGAGATTGAATTTACG